GAGCTGCCCGACGCGCCCGCCTATGGCATCGTGAGGCCGAGATGACCCGGGGTCGCAGAGACATCGAAGGCGAGCAGCCCGAGGACGTGGTCGATCCCAGCCAGCTCGTCGAGCTGCCCGACGAGGTCGACGTTCGGCTCGCCGAGCTGGAGAGCCGGGAGCGCGACCTGCTCAATCGCGAGGAAGAGTTCGCCGCCTATCGAGCGGAAATGGAGGCGCGCCTGGCACCACGCGAGCGCACCAACGAAAGCCGGTCGCGGGGGCACGACGACAGTAAGCAGATGGAACGAGTTGAGTATTACGCCCCGGCCTCGCAGCTCGAGGTTCCGGTGGATCCAGACTGGCACTATCGCTGGGTGGTGGAATATGTGAACGGCTCGCATGTTCCCAGCATGGCGCAGAAGCGTATCCGGGAGGGGTATGCGCGTGTTTCGATCGACGCGCTGCCCGAGGACTTCCTGGTGGACGAAGACAGGTTCGCCGACGGATGGGCGAGGCAGTCTGGCCTCATCCTCATGCGTTGGCCAAAGAGCCACCAGAGAGCCCGCACCCGGTACAACCAGAACCTGAGCCAAAGTCGCCTGTCGGCGGTGAATGAGCTGCAGGGTGTGGCTGGCCGAGATGCGGTTCATGAGGATCGTGGCACCAGGGCGCTGACCGGCGCCGAAGCTGGCCGCGCCCTCGCAACCATGAGCAAGCATTAGGAGATCAGCACATGCCCGGCATGGGGTTAAGGCTCGCCAGGTCGCAGGGGATGGAGGGGTCGACGGGCAATCTGCACGACTTCCCGATCAACCCTGCCAACACCGACCCGATCTACTGGGGTGACCTCGTCAACTTCAACGGCGGCTACGTCGAAGAAGCGACCGGGGCCGCCAACAACAACGACTTCGACATCCTGGGCGTCTTTCAGGGCTGCAAGTACGTCGAGGCGGGCGGCAGTTTCCGCTTCGCGCGGATGTGGAACGGCCAGGTGGGCGCGACGCAGATCATGGCCCAGATTGCGCTGCCTGCCGGCGCCACCTTCCTGATCCGCGGCACCGACGGGCAGACCTACACCGCGGCTGACATCGGCCGGCGCAAGGGTGTCGTCTACGCCGCCGGCGTGCCGGCCACCGGGCAGAGCCGCGTCACTCTTGGCGCTGCCGGAGCGACCGTCGCGACCGGCCCGCTCCGTGTTCTCGGGCAGGTCGATCTCCCCGATGGCATCCCCGACGCCTCGCTGGCGCCGTGGTTCGAGGTGGCAATCATCCGCTCGGTGCTCGGCACCGCAGCGGCAGCGTAAGGGAGAGCGACAATGTCAGCGATCAATCGCGCTGCTCTCCGCGAGCAGCTGTGGCCGGGGATCTACGAGATCTTCGGATCGACCTACCAGGACCTTCCCGAGCAGTATTCGTACATCTTCACGAAGCGCTCGAGCTCCAAGGCCTACGAAGAGTACGCCATGGAGAGCCTGTTCGGCCTGGCTCCGCCCAAGGGCGAGGGTGCGCCGACGATCTTCGACGAGGCCGGCGACAGCTGGAAGGGCCGCGTCGAGATGGTGGCTTACGCGCTGGGCTTCATCGTCACGCGCGAGGCGGTGAACGATAACCAGTATTTCGATTTGGTGCCGAGATACACACGGGCGCTGAAGCGCTCGATGCGGATCACCAAGGAGGTCCGCGCCGCGGCCTTCGTCGATGGCGTCTTCACCGTTCAGACCACCGGCGACGGCTCCTTCGTCTGCGCCGACGACCACCCGCTGAAGACCGGCGGCACCTTCGCCAACACGTCTTCCGCACATGCTGACCTGAACGAAACCTCGCTCGAGGCGGCGCTGCTGCAGATCGGCGATTTCGTCGACGAGCGCGGCCTTCGCATCTCGACCCAGGCGCGTGCCCTGGTGGTGCCGAACGGACTGAAGTTCGTCGCCGAGCGGCTGATGAAGACGACCGGCGCCCGCGTCGGCACCGCCGACAATGACGTCGCCGCGATCCACACCCTGAACCTCGTCCCCGAGGGCTACAAGGTGAACAACTACCTGACCGACCAGTCGGCCTGGTATTTGACCACCGACGTCACCGAGGGGATGACGTACTGGGATCGTGAGGCGCTCGACCTCGAGGAAGGGGATGGGTCCGAAACGCAAACCATGCGCGTAATGGCTTATGAACGTTACGCTTTTTCGTGCATGGACCCGCGCGCGTTCTGGGGCATGCCGGGCTGATGACCGGGTAGAGGCGGGGGCGTCAGCCGCCCCCGCTCCCTTCTCTCGGCGATAAGGTCTGGCATGGATACCGGCTTCGAGTTCGCTGACTTCTACGATGACGTGGTCGGCCGGGCCGGCGGCGAACAGACGACCGCCGAAGACGTCGTCCGGGTCCGCCGCGGCATCCGCGTCGTGCTCGAGCGCTGGGAGGCCCAGAGCTTCAACACCTGGCGCATCCGCATGCTGTCCGTCGCCGCCACCGGCACCTCCCGCTGGGTCGCGCTGCCGGCCTGCGTCGACGACGTGCTCCACGTCCTGCGCGCCGAGGGCGCCGGCGAGCTCACCCGCTACGATCCGGCCCGCTACCTGCGGATCTCCGACAAGGACCAGACCGGCTCGCCGGGCGGCTACTATCTCGGCCGCGAGGAGTGCCCGAAGCTCTACCTGCACCCGATCGGCGAACCCGGCCGGATCGACCGCCTCGAGGTCTGGCACGTCGAGCGGCCCGAAGCCTTCAACGTCGTCACCACCGGCATCGATGATGTGCCCGGGCGCTGGCTCGAGGCGCTGATCATCGCGGTGGCGCACGACCTGGCGCGCAAGCGCCCCGGCCCCGGCGGCGTCTACAACGAACAGCTGATCGCCCGCCTCGATGGCGAGCGCATCGCGGCCGAGGATATCGCCCGTCGCGCCGATCGCGACCGGGCGCGCTATCGCTACCGTGTCGCCTACTGAGCAGAAGGAGAGAGAGGGAATGGACAGCAGATCGGGTGGGTCGAGCGGCAAGTTCGGTCGCGCCAGCGATGCCAACGATTTCAAGCCGAGGTACAAGCGCGCGGCGGCGCCGACCGACACCCCGGCCGGCAACATCGATCGCTCGACCACCCCCAACACCGACATCCAGCGCGAGCGGATGGCCCGCCAGCAGGCCAAGGCGCAGATGGCGGCGCAGGCGCAGGTGGCCCTGGCCCGCGGCGGCCGCAAGATCAGCAAGGCCGGCGGGGCGATTGCCGATGCCGGCGCCAAGGCGAGGCGGGCGTACAGCGCATGGCGGAAGCCGAAGTGACCGATCCACAGGTGATCGCCGCGCTCGATCGCATCACGAAGCTGCTCGAGGAAATCCTGGAGCGGATGTCGCAGCCGAGCGGCCTCGGCAGCGGAGGGCATGGCTGAGGCATGGCGACCTTCCGGTCATATCCACGACACCTGGGGCGGCCCGAAGGGCGGGGCCTGGTCACCTGTGTCCGCTCCGGCTTCCTGCGCAAGCCGCGCGACATCGTGGAGATCGACGGACGCAGGATCGCCCGTGACAAGGCGGACTGGTACGGCGACGTCTTCGGCTGGGACCATCCGCAGGATCGCAACCAGGCCGAGACCGGCGGCGATCCGGGCCCGGTGCCGGGCGGCGGCCAGCCCCGGGCGCGCAGCAAGCAGGAGCTGGGCATCTCCGACCGGGAGATCGAGGCTTCGATCCGCGAGAACCGTCCGCCGAGGTCGGGCTACTGATGGGCACGATGGAAAAAAGGAAGGGCCTAAGCCCTTTCCTCCAGCCTCACCGCCGCTCGCGCGGCGAGGAAACTGTCCATGTCGGCCCGGACGCAAGCCATGAGCTTGCCGGCTTCCTCCCTCGACATGTCGTATGCCACGAGCACGCCCCACGCCTCTCCCAGAAGCGAGGTGCGGTTGTCGATGTAGGTCTCGTAGCGCGCAGAAGCCCGGGCGTAGAGCCTCGAGCGAACATGGTCGATAACTTTCTTGTCTCTCGGGATGGTGATCGTGAACTCGATCGCCCACCCCACCGGGTTGACCCCATTGCCTCGCAGCAAGCCCGTCAGACGGGCCCCGGCGAGCCTCCGTTTGCAGATACCCACAAGTCGGAGATCCTTCCGCGCGTCCGCCGCGCAGAAGGCAATGGTGTCATCGGGATTGTGCTTCATCGGATGTTGTTCTCCTTTGTTGTTCAGCACTTGCGAAGCACCAATGACCTGTGCGGCCTAGTGCTTCCAGTGGGCGCCCGACAATGAGCTACGATGACATCATCCGCTTCGCCCCGCTGGCGATCTACGCGCAGAACCGCGACCTCACCGAGGAGATGCCGGGGATCGTCCGGCGGGCGCAGAAGTACGTCGTCTCCCGCCTCGATCACGACGCCTTCATGACCGATCTCGGCGATCACCCGGTCGCCATCACCGGGATCGTCGACGAAAGCCTGCTGCCGGTCGAGCTGCTCGAGGTCCGCTCGATCGCGATCAAGCTGCCGAACGGAAACTACCTGCCGCTGCTGCCGCGCAACCTCGAGATGCTGACGATGCTGTACGCCGACGGGCGCCGCGGGTGGCCGCGCTACTACGCCCAGGACCCCGCGGGCGGCCATCGTGTCTTTCCGCCGCCCAGCCTGGCGACGCCGGCGCGCATCCGCGGCAACGTCGAGCCGCCGGTGCTGAGCCCCGACCAGCCCACCAACCTGATCAGCGACGAGTTCCCGCTGCTGCTGCAGCTGGCGGCCACCCGCGAGGCGGCGGTGTTCATGGCGGATGCCGCCATGCAGGCCCTCTACGAGGGCGAGGCCGGCGATGCCCTGGCGGCCGCCAACGCCCAGGTCGGGCGGCGGACCCGCGACGAGGCGGCGCAGCGTCCGACCGACACCAGAAACGCTCAAGGGTCATGATGGGCTATTGTCACAACCAGCACGACATCCGACTGATCCGCGGCGACAGCTACGAGCTCTGGGTCGGGCTCGCCCAGGGCTGGGACGAGATTGCCAGCGACCCGGCCGCCTACGAAGGGCGCCTGGTGCTGCGGCAGGCCCACGACGATGCGCTGACGCCGGACCTGGCGCTGCTGTCGGAGCTGCAGCCTGGCACCGATCCGCGCTTCCCGGACATGCTCTACCAGCTGCACTTCACCGCCAGCCCGGCGGTCACCGGCGCGCTGCCGGCGCAGTCGTCGCTGGTCTACTTCTGCGAGGTCCGCAGCCTCGACGACGATCTCGTTCGCCGCCTGTTCGAGGGAAAGGCGTACCTGCATGACTGAGGGGGCGTCGCCATGAGCGTGCAGCCGCAGCTGATCGCGATCGACGACGGCGGGGTCCAGCTGGTCGTCGTCTACGACGGACCGCGCGGCGCGCCGGGGACACCGGGGGCACCGGGGGCGGCGGGCGATGACGGCACCTCGATCCAGGTGCTCGGCGAGTGGAACGATGCCACCACCTACGTCCATGGTAACGCTGTTACCTCGCGCGGGGCGGCCGCGCCCGGCATCGACAGCCTGTGGTTCGTGCGCCTCGGCTATGCCCCGACCGTCGGCGTGCCGCCTCACCTCGAGCCGGCGAAGTGGTCCGAGGTCGGCACCGGCGCCGATGCGCTCGGCCCGGTCTGGCATGTGGCGCAGATCAACCACGGCTTCACCATGGTCGGTCAGCCGGCCTACTTCTCGCCCGTCAGCAGCCGGTACGAGCTCGCCGACACCCGCTACGCCGAGCGGCTGGCGATCGCCGCGGTGCGCGAGATCACCGACACCAACAACCTCGTGCTGCAGGTGGGCGGCGTGCTGCCGGGTCTCGATCCCGGCGTGATCTACGGCGACCCGCCGTGGCAGCCCGGCCGCATCTACTACCTGTCCACCGTTCCCGGCCGGCTGCAGCTGGAGGATCCCGGCCTGGCCGGCCGGATCAGCCAGCCGTTCCTGGTGCCGACCGACGCCGACGGCGACCTGGGCATCCTGCTCGACTGGGGGCCGGAGATGCGGCTGCCGGCGGTGTTCGTCAACAGCGAGCCGCCGTCGTCGCCGGAGCAGGGCATGCTCTGGTACAGGACCGACGCCTGGCCGGGCCTCTACA